ATCAGTCTAGGAGCTACCCCCCCCGACCCGAACACTGATGCCCAGAGGGTCTCTAATTCTGCGTCCTCAATCTGGATGTCACCCGTAAATGTCGATGTCTTCCCACCAGCCACTTTAAATCCTGCACCTTCCGCTTCACCGAAAAGTGTGACCCCATCGCCCCCGGCGTGACGGCTAATCACCGGCACACCCGTAACAATCCGGTTTTCTATGCTACTGATCTTGTCCGTCAGTGTTGCAATAAATTCCCACGTTGATGTCGGATCAGTGCCGCTTACGATCGTTGACGCTTCAAAACTCCAGCCTGACGTGGTAAGCGTCAAAGCTGTATAGGTCGCAGCATCCATAGCTTTATATTTCAAGATCAGCGATCTGCTGTTTTGCCCGGCTACCGAAGCCACCAGACCATTGATAATAACCTTCGTGTTTGTCCCGTTTGGATTGCGATTTCCGTTGGCATCACACGGGTAGTACGTCATATTCGTGATTGCCGGTGCCGAATAATCCACCACTGTAATTGTTTTGGTCAGTGTTCTGGTTCTACCCCTGCTGTCAGTTACCGTAGCAACGATGTCTACGCTCCCTGCCGTATTCAGTGCATTCGACTGAAATTCTTCCGACTGATACTTTACACCGTCCAGTGTTACCGCATAGGATTTGATCGTACTACCGTACACACCTGCAGCGTTGACCTTCACATTCAGCTGTGACAGCGACCGGACAAACCGGTTTCCAAATGCCGTTGTGACGGCTGTAATGGCCTCGGATGCCGAAATGCTGCTGACTGTAGGGACAACACTATCAGGAACTGTTACTGTCAGATTCACAGATTTGCTCCCGATCGTCGTGCTGCCGGATTTAGTCGTTACCGTCACTGTTGCTGTTGCCGACGTCCCGGAAATAGCGTTGATCCATGTTTTCGGTATCGTGAACGCTGTCCCGGATGTTACTGTTTTGCTATATGATCCCAGACTTACCGTTATCGTATCCGTAAAGCTACTCGATTTTTTTGTTGCCGTAGCTATCACCGTAGTGGATTCGTCAGCTGGGACGCTTGATTTATTTACCGACAAATCGGACACTCTCGGAATTGTCGGCAGTGTCAGAGAATTCGATGCTGTTATTGTAGAATAGCCGCCAACGCTTGCCTCATAGCCACCAGAGACGCTAACTGAACCGGCTCCATTACTGTTATGATAGACCCTGATCGTACCGCTCCACAATATGGTCGTTGATGTCTTGGGCAACTTGTGAGTAAAACTTGTGTAGTGAGATCCATTTACTTTAATGTATCCGGACTTGTTATTGTCATTATGTGTATTGTTGGTAGTCTTAGCTATAAACTTAGCATACACATCCGAATAGTTTCCGCTCACGCTTTGCGACGAAAGTGACAATTCTACCCATGCTGATAAAGCCATTTTGTTCTAACCTCCGATCCATACATCATTTAAATTGTTGCCTTTGCCTTCGATATGGGCTCCCGGACGTATTGCCCAGTTGTCCCCAAATCGAATCTGGTTCTGCACGGCGATGTTTCGCACCTCCAGCACCTCGTTGGTGAACTTCGCAACAGTCTGGTCGTTATATTTGAACTCCAGCGCATCATTAGTGAATTTCGCCTGTATTGGGCTGTCCGATTTGCCAATGATAATGTTTCCCTGCTCCAAACGAATGAACTGGTTTCGTTCAACGATTTCGTTACCCACATCATTGATCCGTTCCTCCAGCTGGTTAAATTCCAACTGAAATCCGTCTGAATTTGCCTTAAACAAGTTCTGCACTTCTTCCTTATAGGATTCCAGATCCGTTGTTGTTGTGTACCCTTGCAGAATGGAAATGGTAACGTTTTCCGCGGTCTGCAAAATATTTGTGGTCGCATTGCTGATGGTTTCGTTGACAAACTGCGTATTGTCCTCTGGTGCTGGCGTCCAATCAGATGATGTATTCGATTTTTCCAGCTTTACCAGCCGCACAGTGCAGTTATGCGCTGCCGACGCTGGCAAATTGTGAATGGTCAGTACATTGGCAGCCTGCGCCGGTTCGCCGGCATATGCCGCCGGACAAGTGAATGTGTATTCATAGCGTCCAGTATCTGCGTTAATGGCCAGATTATCCAGAATCATCGCATATCCATTATCACGGTATGCTGCAAAGGTTCCGGCCGTTTTGGTAGCCTCAAAAGACAGGGTATAGGTTTCACCCACCTCCCAGTCTTCAGACAGATCGTAACTGCCTACCAGCGTTTCAGTCGAAACCTGCGGATCCATTGAATCCATAACATAGTTTCGGCCGCCGATCCGCATTTTGCTGACCTTGGTGGCCAACGACGAAATGGCATTGGCGTTCTGGGTGATGTTGGTTTCTGCCGACGTCACGCGGTCAGCCAAACTGTTCGCTGCGGACTGTGCCGCTGCCGCCGCGTCTCCTGCGGCTGTAGCATCTGCCTGGGCCTGATCCGCTGCAGCCTTAGCCGCCGCAACTTCTTCATCCGTCGCATCCGCTCTGTTTTTCAGTTCGGTATACTTTGTCTGCGCTGCATTGGCCGCCTCCTGCGCCTGATCGGCTACTGTCTTGGCTGCTGCCGCATCGGAAATGGCCGTGCTGGCATTGATCTCTACCTGGTCTACTTTCGTTGCCGTTGAACTGATCTGTGCCGCATTCTGATCGATCCGGGTTCCCAGATCTGTGCTGATCTGCGTCAGATCACTTTTCTTGGCGTAGCTGGTCGTCATTTCATTGGACAGCGTTTCCAGATTTGCCTGCAAAGCATCTATTTCCTGATTGGCTGTTTCTAACTCGCTATTGACTTCCCCGACTTTGGTTAACGCAGAATCGGCGGTATTTTTCGCTGTGTTTGCCAGCGTATTTGCAGTAGCTGCTGTTTCATGCACTTCGTTCCAGGTCGTTTCCAGGATTCCTTCTGAATACGTCAGCAGGGTCGGGTTCGGTTCTGACCACTCGGTACACCAGCGTGACCACAGGTATTTCCCTGCCGTCCATTCCGGCAGCGTTCTGACCCACTCTCCGCCTGTCATTTCAGTGCTTGACGTGGACAGGTAATACTGCTTCGTCATGGTAACGATGGACGGGGCTGCCTTGCCGTCTTTTCCCGTGTCACCGTACACGCCGATGATTTTAGGCGCCAGATCTTCCGTGCTCCCGTCGCTATAGGTCAGGGTCTCATAATTCCACAGGTACTTCTTTTCTGGCGTCATAGCCGGCGCAGATGCTCCCGTGCTCCATCCGGTAGTGTCAATGGTGATCCCGCTATCCTGATCGCTGACCAGATAATGCTCCGTGATGCTAACCAGGCTCTTTCCGGGATCACCTTCAACCTTTGACCATTTGTAGACGGTCGGGTCAGTCAGATCCGGGTCCATGGTCTTGCGGTTTGCTGCGATCCCTACATAGGTCTTGCCGTCCGGGTCCAGGCTGATCCCGTTTCCGTTTTCATCATCTGCGTATACGATCCAAGTATAATAAACCCGGTTCTTGGCCATCTCTGCGAACTGGGACGCCAGTGCCTGCACCTTGTCGCTGATCCCGCTATTTTTTATCAGGTATTCGCCCAGGGTGGCTTTCTGTGAATCCTTTGCGATAGATACTTCCAGCTTCAAAATTCTAGCCGACAGATACAGTTCCCCGTTGTCATCCACCAGGTTGATTCTGTCCCCGATCTTGGCTGTCGGTGGCAGCTCTGCAATATCGACTTCGTAGTTGACTTCGGCATCACAGATCTTTTTCAGCTCCGTGACAGCATGGGCGCACAGTTCTTTCTGGCTAGTCGTATCGAATGAATACGTTTTCTCAATGTGTCCCTCACCTGTACCTGTTTCCGATAGATAACGGCTCCATTTCTTAACTGCTTTTCGGGATTTCAGGTACTTTCCGGAAACGTAGAAATCACCATCATCATACTTGTACCCGGACAGGGTGATCGGATCCTCCTGTCCTTCCGGCGTACCACCTGTAACATACAGTGCGGTAGCCAAATTGGCCACGGAACTTTTCATCACGATGTTGTTCAGATTCTTATTGATCCTGAATATCTCACCGGTATCTTTTCCTCGTTTTTTATGAATGTTGATGTACTTGTGCAGTACCTGTAGCCGGTCAATATCAAACGTGTAACTGATCTCGGCATTATCAAACTGGGTGGCCACACTGGCCAGTCGTTCGGTAACAGTGCTTTCGCCTTCCCACTTCAACTTTCGTATCAGATCTGGAATCTCATTTATCCCGATTTCAAAACCGCTGTCTTCTGTCCATTTCTCTACATACCATTTAATAGGGTATGCTTCTGTGGCCTCGAAGGCCTGCGCTACATCATTCAGCAGATCCAATCCCGCATCTTCGGCGTACAGATAGATTTCCTGATCATCGATATCCAGTTCCGAATCAATGATAGTATAGAACTCCTTTTCGTCGCCATTGCTCCGCAGGATGTAGTTGCCCGCCTTAACGACTTCCTGCAGCTGACGTTGTTCGGATTTTTCAAATGACACCGTACATTCAAACGATGCAACTCCGGTATCCACGTCTTCGATCTTTTTATCATTAGATGCAAAAAAACCTCGCGGCAGACCTGTTGACGCCTGTCCGAGGACTTCCATTCTTCTGTTCGCAAAATAAATAATCATAAGAACGCCTCCCGGTATCGTACTTTCAGCACCGGCGCATATTCATCTGCAACCCAGGTCGAATATGCAACGCCGATCTGATTCAGCCCCGGCCGGAGCACAAAATCTTCCCAGTCGTTGCCCAGCGCTCCCAGCTGTGGTGAACGGACGTCATTCAGGTAGATTTCACCCTGATTACAGTCCGCTATCAATACATCATTGGCACTGAATTTATTCGGTATGTTCTTCCAGGTGTCGCAGTTGTCTTTGACGAATTTAGCCCAGTAGATGCCGTTATAGGCCAGCGCATTCACGGATGAATACTGCTCAAACCGGAACGTGATTTCGGTTGCCTTGGCCTCTTTGATGGATGTGTCCGTGTAAACCTTTTTTAGATCTCCGATGGTAAACGTCACCTCTGACCCGCTCTTTATGATGCTGGACGTCTTCACGGCCGTACTGGAAATGTCCAGGTCAACCGTTTCAACCTTGGCGTCGTTCACATAGAACTGCAGACTCGCTTTTTTGCCCGCTTTGTTCTTCAGGATCCTGACGCCTGCCAGGATCTTTTTGCTGGATCCAGACCCCGAAATCACCAACGCCTGAAATCCACCCATTTGCGTGCTGTCATTTTTCCCAGATCCTACGCACATCTTCTGTTTGTAGGTAAACGTGAAATCAGCCGCCCCGGACACCCCTGCAGAGTCAACCGGAATCGTCCGGGTGATGGATGGGCCGTGATACTTGCCTTCGCTGTTGCCGTAGCTGGATGCGCCTAAAAAATACGTTTCCGGGACGTCCGCCACATATGCGCTGATTGGCATATTAGAACAGCCTGTTTCCGGCATAATGCCGGCGATATTGGCCAGCAGGGAATCGGTACGCCACGCCTTAAACTTGATTCCTGTGAGTGCCGTTTGATCTGCCGTCAGGCCGGTTACCGCAAAAGATGTGCTGACGGTATGGGCTGATCTGCCCTTCCAGTATGCGGATGTAGTCTTTACCCAGATATCATGCCAGCTGCCACCAACATACACCGACGCCTTGACGCCCAGGCCCTTGTCGAAATAATTCTTATCGGTACCCAACGACGCCGTGATTGTCGCCGCAATGGTTACGGCATTGGATGTCCTGCCGGTTGCCCTTAGCGTCACCGTATAATGAAATCGCGGCTTTCCGGCTGGCGTTTGCTTATTTAGCACCGTTCTCGTGGTCGTCTTGGGTGATGCGGGAATGGCATAGGATGCGATCTTCATTCCTACGGATCCGGCCGCCACACCATCAGCCGGTAACATCTTTCCGGTGTTCTGGCTCCACAGCGCCTTGACTGCTGTTCCCCAGTCGTCAGCTGATTCAAATGTCTGGTTGATCAGGGTCTGGGATTTCGCATACACATTGCTGCCGTCTTCTTCATCAGGATCACCGATTTGGATGATCTTTTCCTGTTCGTTGAAAAACGCAACATATCCGCAGTCACCATGTCCGGTCAATGCAGTATCTCCACCTTCTGTTTCCTGATAGAAATCTGCTTCCAGGATCGGAAATGATTCATAGGTGCCACCATAGTCAACCAAAATCGTACCCTTATCATCGTCCAGTGGATCCGCTTCATATTCCGCAACAGAATACTTCAGCGGATCCAGACACAGGATTTTAAACTCGCCTTTTACTGAATTCAGTCCCGGATCGATCTCACTGACCTCCGACGGGGTTCCGATGAAAAACTTATCCGGTTCATCGTTGAAAATAATTTCTGCGTCATCCACGTTCAGGATGCCGCCAAGTTTATTGTAGGCCTCCCTGAACGCTTCTGCGCTCTCTGCGATCAGCTGATACCCGACCGTGATAGTTCTGGCCGGGTACCGCTTATTCTTCCTGATTTCACCGTTTTTTGTACCTATTTCATAGGTGTTAATCTCCGGGGACAGGGCTTCCCGTCCCTGCACATACAGAGTATGGTAACCCTCGATTTGCGTTTCAATCAGTTCCCCGTTGATCTGCAGCGCCTCCGCCGGGATGTACTGCTGTGTTAAATTTTCGTTTACGTCTCTGAATTCATACATCATTACCTAACGCCCCGCTTTCTCGCTGCTCTCGTTTCTCGTTTGTCCAGTTCCTCCTGGGTATATGGCGCCGATACCTTGGCAATAGTCTTGCCGTCCAGTTCAACTGGTACTTCGATCACTACGGTTCTACCGCCGCCATAGTTGTACTGGTCGTACAGCTGGCCGGATCCGCCGCCGCTTGTCGCCCATGCAATGTCCGGGGTGGCTACCTTCGGAACATATAACAGCTGCTGTGCAGCCTTCCGGGCCTGACGTACTTTGTCCAGAATACCGTTTACCCATCCGATACCGAACCAGTTACCCAGTTTATCAGATATCTTGGATGGTGAACCGATCTTCGCCTTGGCTTTGATCGCCTTTTCGGCTGCTGCTGCCAACGCTGCTGCCGCTGCACGTACCGCACCCAGCTGGGAACGCATACCGTTGGCCAGGCCAATGCCGATGAAACGACCCGCCGAATATGCACCAGACGCCGCACCCCGCAGAGTCACATTGATGGAAACAACTGCAGATCTGCACGCCGCAACCGCACGCTGCAGCCCGCCGCGAAGGGCATTTGCAAATCCATTACCGGATGCCAGGCCGACGGCCGCAAATAATGCCGCCAGAGGTCTGATAGCTGCTGTAATGTTTGCCGTTGCAGAACGTACTGCCGATGCTGCCCTGGATGCGCCCGAAGACAGACCGGACGCCAGGGCAGCCCCTGCCTGCATACCTGCAGACCGCAGTGCCGGAACTAACATCATGGCCGCTGCCGTGATGGATGCGAACGCCGCAATAAACGGCCCTACATTCGGCGCTGGAATCGTGAAATTGGCAAATGCTGCTTTGAGCAATGTTACGTTGGTCACTACGCCACCGATCATGCCAGATAACGCTGACAGAGCTGCATTGAATGCAGTAATCCCGGCAGATCCCATTGTGATCGCCATCATGAGTCCCATCATCCCCGCTGCAACCTGTGGAAGATTTGCTCCTTTAGTAGCGATCGTACCTATTCCCGTTGCCACTGCTGCTAGAGCCGTTGCTATATCAAACAAGGATAATCCTGCGATCATTTGAATGCCTTGTGCTACAGACTTGAATCCAGTTCCGGCATTCTTTGCGGATGTGCCTACGGATTCGATCACCCCAGCGATCGCATTCATGGCTGTTGCAAAACCGCCGCTGATCGCATCGACCACAGTAGCAACACCGTCGGCCAGGGTCGAAAATCCATCACAGATAGACTGAACGACCTGGGAAATGACGTCCCCGGCAGTCCGCATCACATTACACAGCGTCCCGCCGATCACAGTAACGATCTGACTGACCGCATTTGCGATAACCGGAACGATCTGGGCTATGGTGTCGCCCAGCTGTTTAATCATGGATGTTAACGCCTGCACAAACGGCGTTGCCAGACGCATTCCTGCGCCGATCAGGACGATTGCCGCCCCGAATGCAATCATTCCGAGAGCCGCCACTTCAAGTGCGGGTCCCAAAACTGCAAAGACAACAGCCAGCCCAGCAACGACAATTCCGAATGCTGCCATTGCTACAGCGCCTTCTTTACCTGTTGCTGCAAGTGGCGCCATCGCTAAAGCTGTACCAGCAACTACTGCTCCAAAGGTTATCAAGCCAGCCATACTTGTCTGCATCGCTTTACCTGTTGCCGAAAGAACTCCTGCAAGTCCAGCGACAACCACACCAAAGGTCAGCATTGCTGCGGCACCTTGAACGCCAGTGGTAGCCATTGGTGCCATCGCTAAAGCCATCGCAGAAACAGCGGCTGCAAAAACAATCATTCCTTTTTGAACAGTTTTGTTTTTCAGCTTTTTACCAAACTTGTCGAAAATAACTACAAGCCCTCCAACAACAGCTCCAAAGGTTAATAGTGGTGCTACCGCAGATGGGCCTAACGATCCTAGCGACTTCAAGGCTAATGCAAGACCCGCCAGCGATGCAATAACAAGCGCAACACCAGCATTCTTGGCTAATGATCCTAAGCCTTTTTTCAGCGTTATGGTAGCTTTGCTTGCTTTCTTACCACTATTTCCAACTTGCTCAAACGTATCGGAAGCAGTCTTTAATGGCATCAGCCAACTGGAAACTTTCTTGTATGCCTTGAATGCTCCGACGCCCGCAATGAGCAGGGGGATCATACTGGATAGGCCCTCGGCATGCTTATTCATGAATTTTAAGACGCCACCTATGACTTTACCTGCCCCTGACGCCGCCATTTTCAGGGTTTCAAATGCCGGGGTCAGACCGGCGATAATGCCTTTTAGGTTGATCTGCTCAATTCCCTTGGCCAGCTTGTCAAACACAGAAATGATCTTTTCCTTCGCCTTGTTCGCAGACTCGGCAATAGTTGGCAAGCCGTTGTTCTGCAGCATTTTATCAATAGCACCGATACAGGTTGCCATTCCCTTTGTTACACCAGTACCCAGATTAGTGAACGCTGTTTTAATGCCGCCGGTTGCACTCTTAGCCTGGTCTTCAAATGATGCCAGGCCATCGATACCTTCTTCATTCAGTCTGACCATGGTATCCATGAATTCATCCATAGATACGGTACCGTTACGCAAACCCTCACCAAGCGCATCGGTAGACATTCCCATAGCCTTTGCTACCTGATTCAGCTGTGCCGGCATGGCCGTCTGGATAGATCGCCATTCCTGCATGTCCATCTTGCCCTTGGAATACGCCTGAGACAGCTGCTCAACGGCTGCAGACTGTACCTGTGTAGACATACCGCCCGCCGTGATGGCGTTGTTCATAGCCAGAAAATACTTGGTGGACTTCTTGATGTCATTATTCTTGGAAACAAATCTGGTAACTCCTGCTGTCGCTATATCCATAGTAGTTGGCAAACCAGAAATGCCTTTGTCCAGGTCTTTCATGGCGTTCTTGGTATCATTGGTAGCAATGCCCAGGTTCTTCATGACCTTCGGGAAATTGTTCAGCTGGTCATACCTGTCGACCGCACTGCCAACATGGGATTTCATGGTATCCAGCGCCATATTGACGCCCCGCATTCCCAACTGCAAAAGTGCGCCTGTGCCTATTGTTCGCTTAAACCCGCCATTGAGGGAATCAGCCGCCGACGCCGCTCCTTTCAGCGCCGCAGACATATGGTCTTTGACAGATAGAATCGCCTGCACCGCATAGCTTTCAGCCATCGTCTTTACCTCCTTTCTTCAATACTTTTTCGATACCTCGAAACCGCGTTCTTTGCTTCGGATTTGAAGACTTCAAAACATTTGCAACCGAATCCTTGTAGTTGAAGAACTTCTGGAACGTCGTATAAACCGGCCGGGTCTTGCCTCTGCCTGCTTTTCGTTCCGCTTTAGCCGCAAACGTCAACCAGGCCTGCAGGTGATTCCTGTAGTCCAGATCAACCTGTTTCAGCATGGCCGCCTTCATCATCAGGGTGTACTGCGGGATCGTCAGCTGATCCACCTGATCAAAACTCTTGAAATCCAAATACCTGAAACAATTCAGCGCGATTTCCTGATACGTCTCCTCAAAACTTGTTACTCGGTCGCTGCTGCTTCCAGACTCTTGAACAGCTTCTCCGCCCTCTTCTTCGTGGCGTTGGATGTCGTGAAAAAACCGATCACATCATCAAACAGCTTGTCGATGTCCGTGTCAGGGGCTTCAATGTAGGCTTCAAGTTCCTGTTTCGTTACCCGTGGCGACTTCCCCTTGTTGGCCAGATCCAGCACGTTCACCAGGTCAACGACATCGCCATCGTAGATATGCGTCAGTGCCATAGTCAGCCCTGCGTCTTCGGTAACACCGGACATTTCTACCTTGACCGTTTTATTGATCTCCCTAACAAACCCGACTCCAAAATTGAATGGGTAAACTTTATCATTTATCGTTAATTCAAACATGATTTTCCCTCCAGATAAATTAAAAAGAGAAGGCGAAAATCGCCCTCTCATTAGATAAAAAAGTAAGATTTAGACTAAGCTCCTGTCTTCTGCGTATCTGCAAAGACATAGGCCGCCACTTCCTGCTGCTCCTCGCTGACAGTGACCTCACCAGTAGCACCTGTGCCGTTGATGCCGAACGTCGTTTCAACCTCAGCATGGTCTTCGGCGCTGGATGTCAGGGTGTATTCTGTCAGGTATCCCTGATAATACGTGCCCTTGAACTTGCCCTGTTTGGTGGCAATCGGCTCTGCCAGATTGACTTCCCAAATTTCGATCAGTTCATTAGCCAGCATAGCCGCTTTCATTTTATCGTACATCGTGTCACCCTTTGCCAGTACAGATGTAGCCGAGATTTCAATTTCCGGTACGTTCGGTGTTCTGATCGGGCCATCCTTGGTAGCCGTGGTGTCGGCGTCCGTCGTGATGTTCGTTTCATTTTCCGTTGTGAATGCGATCGCAACTGCATCGTCTGTAGCTGCATCCTTCAGAATCCGGTACAAATACATGATCTTTTTTCCGGATACCGCTTCGGCGAATAACTGCAGCTGCATAGCGTGCATTTTCATTCTATTCTTCATGTGTTTTCCTCCTAACTAAATTTAAACTCTACTTCCAGCCTGCCTCTAAGTAACGGCTTTCCTGTAGATGTGTCCGGCAAGATCCGCTGATCAATATTGTGGATCAGCCAGGCAAAGTTATCTGTATGTTCCAGTTTTCTGCAAATACCCTTGATCTGCAAAAGCATTGCCGAAACTGTACCTCGTTTTTCCGGTGTGCTGTGCCAGACGTCAATGGTCTGGTAAACTGTCCCGGTCACGGCGTTTTTCATTTCCGTGTCGATCAGCTGACTGTCTGCCAGATAGACGAACGGATACGGCGTGTCTTCCGGCGGCAGGAATCCATCATAGACCTTGCCCGGAAACGCCTCTTTCAGTTGTAACAGCAGTGCTGTGAATAATTCCTGTTGTGGATCCATGCTATCACCTCGTTAATTTCTGCAAGTCTGCGATGAACTGAGCTTTAACGGTATTGAACGCCGGTTTGACATATGGCTGCGCTGCCATTTTCCGTGTACCAAATTCAACGTATGCAGCATATTCGGTGTGTGGCTGCACCACAGCAGACAGACCGCCGTCTTTGATCTGCAGGTCAATAGATCGAAACAGCGTACCGGTATCGATTGGTGCCCGCAGTTTTGTCCATTGCTGAAGCCTTGTTCCATTGGCTCTGACGACCGTCTTGACGGCATCCAAACCAGCTTTTCTCATCAATGCCGCAGATAACTCCGCCTGTCCCTTAAATACTACTGTTCCGCCCATTTTACACCTCCGATACTACCAGGATCTGTTTAGTACGCAGTTTTCGTCCAAAATCCACGATATACTGCTTCTCGCCGATCCTGATCCTGTTATAAGTCCTGGTATAGTGTTGCTGCAACCTGATCACCTTACTGTTACGCTTGATGTCACCGTACAAGATCTGCTTTGTGTCGGTGGAAGTATCTGTCACATCGGCATACACCTTTGTTTCCACTGGATCACTATCAGCATAATCCCCGGTTTTCGGATCGTATATTCCCTGCCGGATCAGCTGGAAGTAAATTGGCGTATCGTATCTCATAAAAACTTAAAGCCTCCTTTCGCTCCCTGCTGACCAAGAGAATCTTTAAAGTTCTGAATCTCCGCCATATACGCATCAAAATCCGAATCAGAAAATGTCAGGCTCTCTCCCTCGACAGAGTGGGAAGCAGTACCTTCTGATCCGATCCTGTTGAACCGCACCACGGCCACTTCTACTATAATGAAATTCATTTCTTCTGGTGGATCCATTCCGCCCAGCAGCAGTTTTAATCTGGATCTTACAGAACTGATGATCCAGTTAAGCTTATCGTCAAGATCGGTATCCTCTACCGCTATCCCCAGGATCCGCTTCAGATCTTCCAGCATATCTGCCTCCTTATTTCTTTCCTACAGCTTTCCGGACTGCAGCTGGCAGTGCTTCGTCTGCGACCTTTTCAATAAGTGGCATACCCTGCTTATTCTCACATCCAGAAAGTTCTTTGAGCCTTTTTTCCGTGACGTTGATCCCGACGCGTGGGAAAGAATCTCCCACGCTGTACGGGTAATCTTCGTCGTGCAGATCGGTAAAGGCTTTGATCACCTTATACATACCGATCCTCCTATGCAGACTTCGCTGTTACTGTTGCAGATCCAGCCTTAACGGCTCTGAATTCCGCATCACATTCAACGACGGTGATCTTCTTTCCGGTCTCTGCAGTGATATCCTTAGATCCATCCCATGCGGTCCAGTTTTTCACATTCTGGCCATACTTGACCTCGACTTCAGCGTCAGCGACCTTGTACTTATACGAATTTCCCTCGCCCTTTTCTGGGGAGATCGTCACCTTCGTATCGCCGGCTGCTGTGCCTGCTGCAGACGTTACTGTCAGCGTACCCAGCTTAGAGGACGTTTCCAGCTTTGCAAAGGCATTATCCTTAACGATCATGAACGCCACATCCATCGTCACTCTGAGAGCGACCAGTTCCTGCTCGAACAGGTTTACTGGAGTACCGTCCTCGTTGGTCAGTGTAGACAACTGGGCTTCCTCGGAAACTTTGTAGCTCATGCCATACGGGATACCGTAATACATGTAATCAAAGTCCCCTGCATACAGCGTGCCTTTTTCCAGAGACTTCAGGTCTACTACCGGATAGCCGTCCAGTGTATTGTTTGCTCTGTCATACAGAGTCTCGACAACGACGCCGTTTTCGATCTTCTGGACATTACGCAGCGTGCTTCTGTTCTTCTTTGTGGAGATGAACGCATTGGTATCGAAATCCTCATCGGACAGAATGTCTTCCAGAGCGAGGATGTTGTCATATGTAAGACCTGTGCTGATGGAGTTTCCGCTCTCCATGATGGATTCCTCCAGGGACTGCGGGAACGGGTTATCCAGGTTCATGATGACCGCCTCATCAAACTTCTTATAGAAAGCCTCTGCGATTTTCGGCTTCATCTTCTCGAAGAAGTCAGAAACCTTATAATGCAGCAATTCTCTGGAGCATGGCACAATTACGGCCAGCTTCTTTGCAACCATTTTCGCATTGAGCCACTGTGGCTTGGAAGTCTTGATCTTCTCACCTTCACCTACCCAGTAAGCCCCCGGACCCTTTGCAAAGTACTCGAACTTCTTTTCCTTAGAGTCCATTTCCTCATACTTGGCGAGCTGCATCACCTTGCTGCCTTCCATGACATCCTTCAGGATCAGCTCATTGTACTTATCCGGAATAGTCCCTTCTTTGTGTTCAAAGACCGTTACATTATCCGGATTCCACGTCTGTGCAAATAACTGCAGTTTCATTTCTTTGTTTCTCATAAGTTCCTCCTATTTGATAATTCTTGCTTTTGCTGCCATTTCTGCGAGATTCGTCTTGCCTCCGCCGCCCGATCCCTGACCGCCGCCTTCCAGCGGGGAATCCTGCTGCGCCTTTTTCTTTACGATCTCATTGACAGCCTCATTAAATAACTTCGTGAATGCCTCAACATTAGCTTTCGTTTTAGTCGCATCTTCTCCGATCAGGTTTGCCAGAAGCTCATCTGGGATATTGATCCCATCATCGGACAAAGTCTTCCTGGCTTCGGATGCCAGCCCTGCGACTTCTTTTTCTCGCTTCAAAGACGCCAGCTCTTCCTCAAGCTTCTTTGTCTTATAAGCGGCTTTCTCTTCTTTTGTCATCTTGGCCAGCTTCTCCGCTTCCGACAGACTATCGTCCATTAAGACTTTCCACTTTTCTTCTGCGTTCTTTACCGCCGTTTGTACCGCCTTATCTACCCGGCGATCGAATTCAGCCTGGTTGCCTTCCTGTTTCAGAAATTCCTCAAAGGACAGCGTCTCACCGCCAGTTCCACCTTTACCGTCACCTGATCCACCATTGCCGCCTTCGCTGCCGGTTCCACCGCCATTTCCGCCTTCGGACCCACCGCCGTCACCTTCGCCAAACAGCTGCAACAGTATTTTTCTTTTTCCTTCATTTGCTAAAACTTCCACCATATCTTTCATCCTTTCCGCCCCAGACCATTCACTTCCGTGCCCAGTCCATTGCTTTTATCCTTACCGATCCATGTAAACCGGACGAAATCCGGATACATTTGCTGGATCGCATTGATGCCAATAAAAAAAGAACGTATCAGAAGATCACATTCTTCCGAAACGCACTTTTCAAGTTTTAGAAAAGAATTTCCTTCTCCAAAACCATATTCGATTATATCACCTGTAACATCTTCGATAGACCATACCAGAGTTTGAAACAGAGCGCTTACCCCGGCGCACACGATATCCCGTCCCGGCGGACCGAATCCTGCATGTCCTTCCACTCTGATCCTGGTTTCATCAACTGTTATTTCAATCAATATATCAACCTCCTAGTTTTAACTTGCTGATTTGAGTTAATCTACACAAAATTTCACTTATCCATCATCGATTTTCCATTGTGAATCCCAGTAAAGTCAATGATCACAGAGTTGACCGGTAATTGATGAATTAACTTGCCGTTAACTTGCTGCATAAAAAGACCCGGGGCCCGAAGGACACCCGAGTACGTTCACTGTTATGTTATAATCTCCTTACAGACTGTGCCACCAGTCGAGTACATGAAAGGAGATTTATAAACATATGACTAATAATGAAAAACGTGCTCACGATCTTGCTATCGCAATGATTCCAATTGAACATGAAAATTTTAAAACTCGTATCTTCAACGAAAGTATCAGTGAAGATGATCGTTTTGATGTGTTCAAAGAATATTTGCGGTATTATAACGCAGCACTTGAAGCATTTAATCGCCAATTTCCTGAGAATTAATAGCAATTCGTGGATCGAACTCCAGGTATCTTCTTATATCCTGGAGTTCTTTCCCTATATTGTGATCATCAACCCACTTTTCTGGGCTCCATTCTGTATCGGCTGTTATAACCGGCGTTTTATGACTGCTGATACTGATCGTGACTTTTAGTTCCGTCTGGAACTTACTGATATCCGCCAGCTTTTCTGCGTTATCTATTATAGACTGCCCGCAGGCTTTCAGCTGTTCTGTCCAGCGCTGCGTTCCTTCAATTACGTTGACATCTACAGATTTCATTTCGTTCCTCCTTACAACAAGTATAAAAATAACACGCATTGCTACGTGCTATCGAGTATTACTGCATATTCTTTATTTATTCTACTGTCACATTTGGTGTAAACCGAACTTCATCATTGCATTTATCACATAAAAACGAATGCGCGGTCTTGCAATCTGCTCCAACTGGTCTGTAAACTCCCTTGCCACACTTCATGCACATTATTTTTGTGCCGGCCCGTAACTCTTTAGAAATATCTTTATCAATACGGCTTCCCATTAAAATAGCCTCCTTTTTTCCATTTAAAATCACCATAGGCATCCTTTACAACACTTATAACATATCGCATATCTTTAATGGTCAGTGAATCAATGTTTCGCATCTGTCTGAGCTCATTCATGTAGCACAATACTTCTGCTCTCTGACATCCACCTGTGTCGTAATAATGGTGAGTCAATTCATGCACGACAGCAGCTGCTGCATAACGCTCATTTGCATTGTTCAAAACATGCAGCTTCATGAAATCGCCTTGACTGTATGCTCGATCCCCGCTTGGCTCCGGGCGATAACTCAACTCAAAGTGCAATCCTTTCTCGTCCATATACTGGATTGCCCTTTTTCCAATCCTAGTCTTGTCTAACTCGTCGAAGATGCTCTCCGCTCGTATATCGCTATTGGCCGGAAGACTCGAATATGTAAATACTGTGTTCACTTTCGCTTTATTTATTATACCACGCTTTTTTGTCCTTGCGTCATTTTTATTTTCCTGCCATTCCTTAAAGCTCATCCCGTGCTCACTATAACCATCCAACCACTTCTCGTAAGCATTCAGATCCATATGCGCCGTAGTTGCACAATGACAGGAAGGATGCATCGGCGGTGCATTTTCTCCGGGCATCCCGTCATCGATCTTGAAGATCTTGCCATCAAGCGCTTTACAGTTTGCACATACATCCCTGTTATGGCATGCCATATATTCATATTCCTCAAAGCCGTTTTCCTTGTAGGACTGCAACTGGGCTTCCGTCTGCACCCTGGCAAGCTCCGTCCGCATCAGCCTCTCGGAATTGTAAATGGACACATCAAACGTCTTACGAAGCTCCCGGGCAAGTACCCGTGGATTCTTCCCTTGAACCATTCCCCTCGTCAGCAGCTTTCCCAGCTCATTCCTAAGAAGATCCTGATGCATCCAGATCCGCTCGGAATACTTTGCATTATGAAACGAAGCAGTTACGATTGCAGCCGCCTTTCCGGCCACGTCATCCGGAACAGTTGATCCCAGGATTCCGGCCTGCCGTTCAAACTCATCCAGCGTCCGATCCGTCAGGATCTGTTCATAAAACTGCTGCAGCTCATCAAAAGCACTGACAAGTTCAAGTCCGATGCTCGCCTTTAAAAGCTCTAATCGGTTGACCTTCATAGTGAGATTGTACAGCTTCATTTCTTCGTTGGCTTGTTTGGAGAAGTTCTTTTCCTTGACGTACTTTTTCGCCTTCCGGGAGTATTCCTCCATATCAAGCTTGGATGCCCGCTTCTTAGCCTGGGCAATAGTTATACCCTCGTCCTTGGCGTATTTTGCATAGAACGAATCAATTTCCTTCTGGATCTGATCCATGGCAAAATTATAGGTCTGCTGGATCTCTTTCGCATATTCCGCTTCAGACTTGAGGTTCTTTCGCAAATTTTCCTGTTCCCGCTTTTTCCAGTATTCACTATTCGTTGCCATCGCCGTCACCGCCGAACATGTCCCTCATCACAGGATCCTTTTTCTGTTCCTCTGCTTCCTCCTGCAGCCGTTCCTGCTCAGTCTTGATATTCTCAACAAACGACGCCAGCTCCAGTAGCGTTTCCTGGCTGAACTCGGCTCCAGCATCCACCAGAGCTTTCAGTTCCTCCAGCACTGCCTTTGGTAGATTCGGGGTAAAGGTTACCGTGAAATTCCCCAAATCGTCGTTACTGGCTTCGTTGACAAATTTTTTGATATTCAGCAGCAGCCGGTACCGTCTCACAAGACCCTTCTTGAATCCCCTCTGGCTGTCCTTTGCAGTCTGCTGGAATCCGAACAGCTTATATTTCATAGCTTCTCCGGACTGATTCCCAGAAAAGGACTCATCGGTCAGATCTGGCACAAAGGAGATCTTGTGGATATCATCCTGCAAGCGCTCCTTATAGGCTTCCGTTCCGCTAACGTCATACTGCTTGTAGATGTACTTGGCGTCGGTCTGCGACTTGCTGCCGTCAGGATTGACACCGTTGGCAAGCAGCAGCAGGTTTGCCTTCTTCATTTCGACAACTTCTTTTACCGTGTACTTTGACAGATCCAGATCACCGGAAACGACCAGCGTAGCCTCATTCAGATCCGTCATGTAGTTCGAGGTATCGGATTGTGCAGCATCGTAAAGATCGATCAGAGGAATCACATCCTCAAATCCGCTCTGCCGGTATCGATCCGGGGAGTACTCCGTGATCGGGACTTCTCCCCAGTAATGCCGCTCTCTTTTCTCCTCTACCAGTTTCAGCGCTGCCATAGTGGTCGGCCGATATGTGATGATTTCCTTGTCTGTGTAAACACTAACCGTCACTTTCTCCCGGCTGCCGATCCGGTATCTTGGGTATCGCACTGCAAAGAGCGGGGTTCGCTCTACGTCCAGACCATAACAGACAAACGTCTCGAAGGCGTTACTGATCACCGACCGATCTTCGTCGACTCTGTTTCTGTACTGCAGCTCATATGCCCTGCCGTACTTTTTGAAGTCCCGCCAAAGTTCCGAATCCAGAGATTCTACGTCATTGAGTTTGTCATACTCGGTGACCATCTCGTTGATTTTCTCATTATCGCTGGATTTCTTGATGGGGATCCCGGTGTTATAACCTACATCAAATACATTGATGATCTTTGCAAAATTATGGGCTGCACGGTGATCTGCCTTTCCTTCTTCGACCCGCCGGTTCTCATCGTTATAGATCCCGGTGTTTCTCGCCTTCATGTAATCATCCAGTGCAGCAAGTCGCGGGCACTGTTTTTCATAGTGATCCCGGATCATCTCCTGCAGCTTCTTCACATCTGACAGGATCTCATCTGCCGTGTGAGCCCGGTACGAAAAGTTTGCTTCTGGTCCGTAGAGCTGCTGAAAGCTCTTGGACACGTTATATGGGCGGCGATCTTCGCCATGTTCAAATTCATTTACTTTATCCATACTAAATCATTCCTTTCAGTTTCTTCGCTTGATCCATCTGCTTGTCCGGCCTTGGATTGGTGCTGACAGTCATATCCGAGTAGATCCCGTACCGGATCGCACACAGCACGTCATCCATTTCCTTTAACGGCTCAGCCGAATTCTTCTTCCAGATGTACTTGAAGATCTCATCTCTAAATCTCGGGCACTCATCGTACACGATTAGAAACAGATCATTCTGCATCAGCGTGGCCACAGCCTCGATCCCAGAAAGAACTCTGTTGTTTCCGAAATAAGCCCGGATGCTAGCGTTTTGAAAAGCCGCAATGTGCTCCGGTCTTGCTGGGTCACAATAAAAAGGGATGTTACCGTATCTGGCAATCATCCCCTTTGCAGCTTCTATCCATCCTTTTATGTATCTATGCTTTGTTGCATCTTCCTCGATCACGCAGTAGCTTCTTCCTTTTACGCCGATCGCAACGATTGCTCCGTAGTGCTCCCATCCCCAGTCAACACCGGCGATGATCCGATCGAAGTTGATCTGCCGTGCCTGATCAGCGGTGATGGAGTGCTTCTGCCGATCAAACTGCGGATAAACAACCCCGTCTCCGGAAACCCACAGCCCCTTTACGCTCCGATCATAAAACATTCCCTTCGGGGTCGTCGCTTTGATCTCCCGGACATACCTTTCATCCAGGAAGGTATTGTCATCCAGGGAAAAGTGATTGCTCAAGATTCCGGATGCTCCCGACTTGATATAGTCTTTCAGTAGCCAGTGCTCCGGATGATCCGGGTTGGTATCTGCGATGATCCTTGCACCCTTACCGCTGCATCTTGCCTTGATTTCATCGAAGACTTCCTGATTGGCAAGCGACGCCTCGTTGATGTATGCTCCGAATGCCGTCATACCTCTGATCCGGCCAAGACCCGATATGGATCCGTGAGAAGTCTGAACCACCTTAACGCCGAACAGGTTGAAGTTATTGTATTTATCAAACTTGAACTCGAAACCGTACTTATTGGACAGCTCCGTCAAGATATTATCCTGAATATTTCCCAGCGAATACCCTGCAAGGATATACTGCGGCGTATCGATCCCCAGCTGATCTGCCATCTGGCGAACCTTCCGAAGCTCTGCCAGGAACAGATCGTTATCAAGCTGCGTCTTTCCGGAACGCTTGGCGCCGTGGTTTATAAGCATGAACCAGTCAGAATTTCGACAGGCTTTGAGGATCTCTATCTGCTTCGGTGTGTAAATCTTACTCAGCATCGAGCTCAGCCCCTATCGCATCGAAGAGCTTGGCGACCTTATCCTCCGTGGATGCCTGCTCACCGCCCTTGATTCTTTCTGTATCTGCCTTGATCCGCTCGATCCGGGCACGCTGCTCTTCTGTTGCCAGATCCCAGTTCTTATGCAGCAGATCCTCATACCGGTTTATCATGCCCTCTAAAGTCTTTTGGGCTCTTGCCTGAGCCTGCAGGAAATTCCCGTGCTTGTCCCAGGCTTGCTGAACTTCCCATCTTTCTCCGCACACATTGCCGTCTTTTTCCTCGATCCGTTCGATGGTCTTATCCTCTTTGTCCTTAACATACATAATTTTCTGCGCCCGGATGATCGCAGCATAGGCGATCTGGATCTGATCCCAGAGGATGTCAAGAGGATCCTTGGGCATTTCCTCGATAATAGAAACGGTCTCTTCCGGAAGATACTTCGAGAAGAAACCGTATTTTTCTGCTTTTTTGTTTCCGGGTGGTCCGCCTGAGCTGTTCTTGTTGCCCGGCTGAGCACCTCTTTTTGTGTGCATACTTTTTTCTGGTTTTGTGTGCGCACCTTTTTTACCGTCCTTAGACCACTTGTACCGCGTCTTCCAGGACTTCACCGTATTGAGTGTCACGCCATATTTTTCGGCGATTTCCTTATATTTCATCCCGGCCATATAATCCTGCTCGGCCAGTTCGTAGTTCTTTAAATCCACATCACCACCTCTCATTCGTCGGTTTTGCACATACGAAAAAAGAACCCGGGGTGGGGTTCTTTTGTTTGGTTCTTTGCTTAAATGTCTTCTGGAGGCCTACTCTTTCAAACTGAGTTCAACATAGCCGCAATTCTTGCAAATATATGCGGACTTTGGCGAGCACGGTTCCTGCTGCTTGTCGCCTTTCTTCCCCTCGTACAAAACAATTCCTTGAGAAAGAGTAACCTTTTCCATTTCTTTCTCGCATCGTAAACACTTCATAATTTCCTCCTCTGCGTTTTGATCTAACTCTCGCAACCCCTCAATAAACAAATATAGCATTCGAGCCACATCACCATCAGGATTGTTCAGCAACTCATTCAGTACGTTCTTTTTATGCAGTTTCTTCTGAAGCTTTTCCTTTGCCTTTTCCCACTTTCTGCCCCTGTGTGCCACGACTTTGGTGGAATGCCTGTTTATATCTCGCACAATGGCTTTTTCCAAACTGTCACGCCAATTTAAAATGTCAAATAGAAAAATAGTACCCATCTCCGGATAATGATTGACCATGCCCTCACGTGCTATAAAATTAGCCATTTCCATAAATCTACTAGAACCGTACCACAGATGTGCAGCAACTTCATCACTTAAATACTTTTCATAATCCCCTCTTGCATCATTTATCTCAACCACGAATTCTAAAAAAGCATTAGAATCGGACATGATTGCCAGATACACGCCTTCGGGGTTGAGAAGGCTGACTTGCTCTTCGTCCAATCTTTTTTCAATATCGTAGATTTCTTGAGTATGCGCCTTTCTTTCAATATCCCATACTGCAAGCAGTGCCTCCGCTATCTTTTCACCAATCACGTCTTGAAACCTCACTTTTTGTTCTTTGCGCAACTTAAACCTATAAAAAATATGGCTCGCTGCAACAGAAACAACGGCAACAATAATACCGGTCAAAATTTCTCCTGCATATACGACTAAAAAGTTGTGTAGAATTTCAAACATGATTCTCCTCCGTCTCATCATTCTACACTATCCGCCGCAATCTGTAAAACAAAAAACTCCCCATCGTCCGGGAGCTTTTCGGTCATATCGTTAAAGGAGTACTAAGTATTATCTCAACAAAGCCTTTTTTACTTGATATCATTATACCACGACAAAAATGTGACATTCAGTGACTATTTGTGACTATTTTGCCAAAAATCACGAATTTTTCTTGAAATCGTCTCCCTGGCATACCCCAATTCCTCCGCGATCTGCTCCTGCGTCAACCCATTTACATAATACAGCCTGAGAATATCCCGGGTCTGCGAATCCTCGACCTGGTCAAGAAAGCCTTCCAGAAAAGCGATCTCCTGCTGGATCTGCCGAAGCTTCTGGTAATACCGCTCTTTCAGCTCCGGGTAATCCTGCTGGCCATAACCTGTGATCGTAATGCTGTGGGGCTTGCCTGTCCGATAGTCCTTTGCAGTGTCTCCCACGTATTCAGTTGTCTTGGCCGGCCGATCAAGCATCTCCTGCAGATGCCGTGCTTCACTGATCAGAGACCGCATTCTTTTCAGGCGTTTCTTTGTCATTACTGTCTTCCCATTTCAACATGTTTTCGGCTACCATCCTCAGCAACCTCAATGCAGCATATGCAACTCTCGCAATTCTTGTTGCATGGAATAAGATTCGGATTATCGGAATCTCCAATATAGCCCTTTGATCTTGCCATCGGCTCATCGCAATAAAGCCGCTCTTTCCACTTCTTGGCTCCTGCCATATGTATCACCATCCTTCAAATTTGATTCCTGTGCCTTTTTCGATCGTCTCCTGTAGTTGCTGGATCCGCACAATGTGATCATCCATATATTTTCCGTAGCGATTTGCACGTCTGAAGATATCACATGCCTGCTCATCAGTCAGGCCGATCTCATCCGATGCAGCCGATAAAAACAGTAGCAGTGCTTTCTTGGTTACATCATCGGTCACTTTGTTCTTGATCCTCTGCAGCTGCTTTTCGCTAACATTATGTTTCTGATTCTTCTTTTTCGGTTTCTTCACTCTCTTCATTTTCCGCCCTCATTCGCTTCAGGTGCAAATACACCGTACCTATGGCACAATTTAACTCATCTGCAATTTTGGCTGCGCTCCATCCAGCATTGTGAAGCGTCTTTATTTTTGCCACATCAAGTTTCTTTGCTCTTTTCCCCCGTTTCTTTTCGGGGGGGGGTATCGCACTGATCGGGTTCTGTAATTTCTTCGCGGTTTTCATCACGCTCCGCAATCAGCTCCTTAACATGCTGTAGCTTCTGCAAAGTCTCGTCCTGCTTTTTACTGGCATCCAGTTCTGCCACTTCTGCTCCGCAGGCAGCATACCCTGCCAGATCCACAAAGTTATCCTGTGTATACTTCCCGGTTTTGATCCGTGCCATTTTGAGCATGCCCATCATCATGGCCACATCTACCGCCGTAACAGAAGCTCCTATATATGTGCTCCAAAGATCTGCAATCAGCCCAAAATTATCCTCAATCTGACCGTGCTTGTCTCTTCGATCCTGGCATACTGTTTGAATAGCATTTTCTAAAATCTGTTTTCGAAACATCTTCTCACTCCTCTACTTTTAAAAATAATATTCCCAGTTTTTTATACGGCTTGTTTTTATGCAGAAGATCCCAGAAATACGGTTCATGAATTCCCACGATCTTTGCCAGTTCTCTCCCGGAATCAGCCACAAAACAGGGAAGCTCGTATTTATCTGCTGTTACTGCCATATAAAGCATTACTCTTCCTCCTGTCGCATTGCTTCTGCGGCTCTGGCGCGCTCCGTTTCCTGATCGATGCACATATGACATACCATAAATCCAAATCCTGATTCTGTATGGATCTCCAGCGACGTAAAGCTTTCTCCGAACTTTACCGGCCTCCCGCAGCCAGCACAGGCGATAATCTTTTCCGCACTGTCTTCCAGGAGCGAACACTTCAGCTCATCTTCCGGAAGAACATAGGGCCTATATTTTCTGTGATACGAATTCCATTTTTGAGCAACTCTGGCTCTGAATATCTTGCTCATTCTGCTTCTCCTTTCACCAGGATATCATCTCCGACATCCGTCACAAATTCCTGCCGAGTATGGATCACCACATCACCGGTATCCTCGTAAATTTCCACCCAGTAGGTATCGCCATCTGCATATCCTGTCGGCCGATCATCAGCTGACGCTGCTCCAAGACCGATCCCGATCCACACAAGCAGCAAGGCGATCACGGCCGAGAGAATGACCAGCAGCTTCCTGCTCATAGCTGTTTTCCCTCCATGGCTCCTTCAACCGGGACATGACGCTGCTCCATCACCAGCTCACTGATCCGGTAATAGTCCTCATCGTCTTTCGTCTGGACCAGCGCCCACTTATCATCCACAGCGCTTCGCAGCTCTTTTACTCTTCCCAGCTCTCCAAAATGCGGATTGCCAATCTTTATGATTTTTACTAAATCTCCTACGTACAGCATTACTTTTCTCCTTTGCCTTTTAAAACCTTTGATTCACCTTTCACTCATCCCCCAGGGACTCCATCACGATATAGATTCCCGGAACCTTTGCCCAGAATTTTTCAACATGCTCGGATGCCACCTGAGCATCGTTTTTGAAAAACCCCAGATCCTCCATCACGTCTTTTAGCATCTTCTCCAGGTTATCCGTATCCGGTTTGGTCGCTTTATACTCACCGTCCCTGTGCCGGCCGCGAATCGGAAAGCACCACTTCACTCCAAGCCACACGGGACCAGTAAAACTTTTTTTGGGAACATGCCTTGCCAGATGCGCCCGTAATTTTTCTCTTGCCTGTTTCAATTCAGCAGGCTCATACACGACTGGTTTTCCATTTCGGATCGTGATGGATTTTTCCTGCTGCGTAATCGTTGGCGGCAGCATCGCCATAAAAAATTCAAGTCTCACGCTTCACCTCACTAAAGTGTTCTCTTTTGTCAAAAAATGTTATTGTCACAGGACAGGGAAAGGAAGGTAAGGGCGGGCAGCATTTAAGCCCGCCTTACTTTTCCCCTGTGACCGTCAGGGAAAATTCTTTATTACTCCCCTTTAGGGGAGTACCTTTTTCTTCCCTAGGGAAAATCTCGGTAAATTACCGACTTTTTCCCTCTGAGGGAAAGTAGGGAAAATCCTCGACTTTTTCCTTCCCTAGGGAAAATTTTCCCTTCGACTTTTTCCCTGTGAAAGAAAATTTTCCCTTCGAGAATTTCCCTGTCAGGGAAAGTGTTTCCCTTCGACTTTTTCCTTCTATTTTTTACCAACAACTCCATCATCGATCCAGAATCCTCCATGCTCTTTCAAGCGATTTCTTACAGTTTTTTCCGTCACTCCCATATATTCCGACAGTGCTCCGAGGGTAACTTTGCCATCAATACTGCATGCTCCATATGCCATTTCCACCGATTCTTTTTTCTCTTTTTTGCGATCTTCCGGCGTCTTTTTCTTCTTAAAATTTCGTTTCCAGCTCACCTGATCGCCGTCCGGCTGAACGTCCTGAAGGACTCCGCTCTGATCTAAAGAATGAGCCGGATAATCAAACCACAGATTCACCGGAGCAAACTTCGGAAACTCTCTGAGCGTCCCCTCGATTCGCCACGCGGTGAGGCTCTCTGCTCGCTTCTCAGCCATTCTTACAGCGGCTTCCGCATCCCGTGCCTGTATGCCCTCTAAATGGCTGTCGCAGGCTTTTTTCATCTGCACAGCGCTGCACATATCATCCTGGGACACATGATCTTCCCAGCTGTCCGAATACTTATCCAGCGTATCGATACACGCCCTACAGGAAAACTCGTTCTTTTTCTGCGTAAGAAGCTCCTCGCCGATCTCAAGCTCGATCAGATCCAGCAGAGCATCTGGGTCCCTTGCGAATACCCCGGAGCCCGATGCACGGTCCATGGAGCGCTTCTGCCCCTGGCCGCCCTTGCTGTGATGGTGGCAGTAGATCACCGCTGCGCCCAGGTCACTGCATACGATATCGAACTGGTTGCAGAAATGTGCCATCTGATCGGCACTGTTTTCATCTCCGGTGATAACCTTATAGATCGGATCGATAATGATCGCGATGTAGTCTTTCTTGGCCGCCCGGCGAATAAGCTTTGGCGCCAGCCTGTCCATGGGCACGCTCTTTCCTCTCAGATTCCAAATATCGATATTATTAAGGTTTGCCGGCTTGATGTGCATGCTCTCATACACGTCCTTGAAACGATGCAGACAGCTCGCTCTGTCCAGCTCCAGATTAACATACATCACCTTGCCTTTTGCACAATTCCACTGCAGCCACTTCTTACCCTCTGCGATCGCTATGCAAAGTTCGATAAGCGCATAGGACTTTCCGGCCTTCGACGGACCTGCAAGCAGCATTTTATGCCCCTGCCGAAGCACGCCGTCAATGAGCGGCGGTGAAAGTGCCGGCAGATCATCCCAGGTATCAAGGAGACTCTCTGGATCCGGAAGATCGTCATTGACGCTTTCGATCCATTCTCTCCATTCCTCCCAGGACTCTTTTCCGATATTAGTCTCTACGAGAAACTGCTTTCTGCCGTTTCGAATGATTCCCGGCATCCGGGAAAGCCTCGAAGGATTCCTGTTCTGGCTGTCTATTTTCAGCCCGTTTTTTCTGCAGACCTCATAAAGATAATCAACGCGCTTTCTGTACTCCTCGTAGCTTCTGGCATCCACCTTTACGATGGCATGCAGGCTTTTCTTACCGCTGTAGACAAGGCACGCAACTGGAAGATCCAGCTCTCTGATGATGGCGTTCTGCTCTTCGATCTCCATATTGTCGGACTCGACCAGGGCAAAACGGTAATCAGTGACGTTTTCATTTTTCACGCCGCGACCATCCAGCGGATTGAACCGGATCCATGCACCGGCAGCTTCCTTATAGTCGCCGATCACTGCTCCTATGTCATTCTTATTTTTCCCCAGAAGTTCGATCAGCTCGCCAGCTGTCCGGTCATATGCTCCCTTGCTCGGAAGATACTTTCCGTCCTTTTCCCAGCAGCTGGTCACATATCCGACGTTTTCATCGCTATTAAAAAGCGTTTCCAGATATTTGATCAGTTCCCCTGCAGGATCCCAGTCAGCGCCCGGCTCATGGATTTCTTTTCCTTCCAGCCATTCTTTTTCGACAACGACCAGCTCATCCTTGGTGCTGATCTCGGCGTCCCAGTCAAGCTCCATCCCCGGATCCGGCTTCCAGCCTCTATCCTTTGCCATCTGCACGATAGTGCCGGCAGTAACCCTGGTTCCGGCCATCCCATGGAAGCTGTCCCATTTTTTCTGACACTCTCCATTATGGTAGCGTTCCCGGTCAGCTTTGCTCCAGCTGTCCCAGTCAGCTGCCGTATAACCGTCTTCTTTTAGACCCATTCCTATCGCAAGCCATTCCTCGTAAGAAAGATCTCTAGGGTCTATATATTGAATTAAATCTACCAGGCTATATTTTTCCATGCCGTTTCTCCTTCAGTCTTTGGCGGTATATAAGTGTGTGGATCAATGGAGTTTGGAATTCTCCAGCCGTTTCCTGCGATCCGGTCGATCAGATGCTTAGCCGCAGTAAATTCCCACGTCCCAACATGCTGAAAACCTCTTCCTTCCAGGAAACGGATCTGCTTTGGCGTTGTAAGTCCTGCTTTTTTTCTGGCGTCGAGCCTGTTAAGGAGCTTTGACGCCTTCCCTGCGTTATCGATCTCATCTGGATAGATCCCAAGCTTTTCTAGTGCTTTGGTCTGCTTTTCAGACGGCGGCGCCATTTCCCAGCCAAAAGCCGGCACGTATCCGGACAAATCTTCTGCTTGGATACTCATCTCAAACTGCAGCGGATCCACAAGCTTTCTCTTGCGCGTCCTCATCTGCTGCAGCTGCTTGGCCAGAGACTCTTCACGCTGCGCTACTACATCTTCTGCAGCCTGCGCTTCTGCCGCTTCGATATCTACAGGTGCCGGTGCATCCTTGATGTTTTCAGTCATCTGCTTTGCTACTTCTTCATTTTCACAGATCAGGTGTGCCGGATGACAAAGTTCATGCCGCTCGGTATGCCACAGAAAATCCAGAAGCAAAAGCTCTGTTTTTCCAGTCTGCGGGGAAAGACGTGTACCGCGTCCTACCATCTGGCAATAAAGGCTCCGCACCTTTGTCGGCCGGAGCACCACCACACAGTCAACAGACGGACAGTCCCAGCCTTCTGTAAGCAGCATGCTGTTACACAGGACGTTATATTTTCCATCATCAAAATCCTGCAGCACCTGCGCCCGATCCATGCTCTCGCCATTTACCTCCGCAGCAGCAAAGCCTGCCCTATTGAGCATCTTGCAAAACTTCTGGCTCGATGCGATCAGCGGCAGGAACACGACAGTCTTCCGGTCATGACAAACTTTTCCCATCTCTTCTGCAATTTGCTCCAGATATGGATCTAAGGCAGTGCTGATATCGCCTGCCTTGAAGTCTCCTGCCTGCATGCTTACTGAAGACAGATCCAGTTTTAACGGGATCGTCTGCGCCTTGATCGGACAAAGGTACCCCTCCTTGATAGCCTTGGGCAGCGTGTACTCATATGCCAGGCTCTCAAAATAGCTTCCGAGGTTCTTCATGTCTCCCCGATCCGGCGTCGCTGTCACACCCAAAACCTTTGCCCCTGAAAAATGGGAAAGCACCTTCTGATAGCTGTCTGAAATACAGTGATGCGCTTCATCTACGATAATCGTATCGAAGTAATCCGGATCAAACTGCTTTAAGCGTTTTTCTCTCATGAGAGTTTGTACGGATCCGACCGTTACCCGAAACCAGCTACCGATGCAGGTCTGTTTTGCTTTTTCAGTGGAGCAGTGAAGCCCGGTCGCCGATGCCAGTTTGTCTGCAGCCTGATCCAGAAGCTCACCTCGGTGAGCAAGAATAAGTGCCCTGCCGCCGGCTCTTACCCGATCTTCTACGATTTTGGAGAAGACGATCGTCTTGCCAGTCCCCGTCGGGAGCACCAGCAAAGTACGATCGACGTCTTCCCATTGCTCATGAACCGCCTGCCTTGCTTCCTGCTGGTATGGTCTCATTTCCATAGCCATTTAGAATTTCCCCTGTTCAAATGACATCTGTGCCTGCTGTGGCTGCGGCGCTGGCTGGCCAGATACCGGCTCATAGAATTTCTTGATTTCATTGAACGTCTTACCGTTATATTCTCTGATCCCGACTCTACATCTTCCTCGGGATCCCGGAACCATCGCCCAGTTCATTTTCAGCTTTTCGCCTTTTTTACGCTGCCCGATTCCTGTAAAGAATGCACACAGTAGCCCTTCTGTCTTAGTGTGTAAGAACAGCTGGTGCCGGATGATCGTCTCGCCTTCATGTCCGCTTGCATCTTTTCCTTTGACTCTGATGTGTACGATCGCTTTGTTGCACGGCGGCAGCTTCTCACTGCCTTCATGCCGTGCCCGTTCGAAATCAACTACCTCAAAGTCATAATCCCCTTCCGGGAGCGTTATGTAATCGGGACTATCCTTTTCGATCTCATCTTCCCAGCCAAACTCTCTGTCGTCGAAGCTGTCCGCACTGCCGTTCGGCACGAATCCCTCTGGTACATTTCCGTAACTCATATCTTATTCCTCCTTTAAAATGGTATTTCCTTATCTAAAATAGCTTTATGGACCTGATCCCAGGCTCCCACAAGCACGCCTTTGACAAAATCATCCGGATAATTCTCGATCGGAGTCCCTGCTGGGAAATATCCCTTTTCTGCAACGATATCCTGAATCTGATTTCTCGTGACCTGATGGGCATTCATCAGATCGTAAAGCTGTGCTTTCGCAGAGCCATCAGAAGCCGGCGCCGGATCCGACTGTGATGTCGGCGGCTCTGGCTGACTTACCGCTACAGGCTCACTCATTGCCTGCGCTGCTGCCGGATCTTCTACTGGTGGAGCAGTTTCCGGTATTTCCGGTCTTCCTGCCGATTTATCCGGAATGGCTGCTGCGATCACAGAATAATCAAACTCTGCTTTTTCTGGAAAACCTTTTCGGTTCTTGGCGTCCCAGCATGGATGATGTACGGTGTGCATCACCCTGCGTCCGCCTTTTGCCTTAGCTTTCTTCATATCCCCGGAGCCTTCCTTAACGACAAAGGTCTCATAATTTGCAAAGAGCACCATATCCGCCCATTCTTTCAGCAGCGGACCGTCTTTTTTCTGCAGCTTTAACTCCCAGCGATCATAAGCGCCTGATTCATCCGGCTGCTCAAACTTTCGCATCGTAGCGTGCGCCGTAAATACGACGTTGATTCCAAGATCGATGAGATCCGACAGACGGTTTAAGAATCGGCCAAACTCTTCTTCCAGATACACATACCCTTTTCCGTATCCGAAGCCCTCGATTCCAGACACCTGATTTTTCTCGCACAGATTATTGATACAAAGCCTTTCGGCCCAGTCTGCAGTATCGATGATCAGCGAGCTGCAAATATCCGGATTTGCTTTCACCTGATCAATTTCCCACATAAGATATTGCCAGCTGGTAGGTGCCGGCAGTCTCCTGACGTCAAGCTCTCCTGTAGAACCTTCCGTATCGATAAAAAGAGGATTCGGAAAGTGCGCTGCAAAAGTCGATTTGCCGATTCCCTCCGGTCCGTAGATCACGACCTTCTGGGCTTTGTTATTGATCTTTCCTGATGTGATCTCAACATTCAGCATTAAAATTCACCTGCTTTCCATGATGGCGCCAGCACTTCCGGTTCATTCGGCTTGCTGTAGCCATCTTCAATGATTATGGAGCACTCGTCGCCAGTAGAAACTCTCGTTGCGATCACCTGCAGGTTTTCCTGCTGAAGCCATACTCCAAACTCATTTAACGTATCCATATCCATCTGTTCCAGCTTATCCAGAAGCACAAAACCGCATTTCGGATTCAGCTTTCTGACGATAGCCACTCCAACCTTCATCTGATCTGCTCCGGAGAGGTTGTCCCACTTGAATCCTTTATATGTGAGCTCACCATCTTCTACCGACAAACCTTCGAGCGGGAGATTAGATCCTTTCAGAAGATCCGTACGTTCGCTGCGAACCTCTTCCAGCAGCTCTGAATACTCATCGTATTTCTGGGTGTATTCCTGAGCTTCTGTTTCCGCCTTTTCCTTATCCAGATTTACTCTGACTTTCCGGTTGATTTCTTCGATGTCCGAGATGTTCTTTTCGAGTTCTGCTGTAGATTCGTCATGCAGATCCGCAGCATCCATTCTGGCGATATCGAGATCCTTTTTTACTTTTGCCTGCTCCATTACTAGCTGATCGATCTGTTTCTGCAACTGACTGCTATGAGCCTCAAGCTCCGCCAGCTGATTTCTCTTTTTTTGATTCTCTCCGTTTCTGGCCAGAATCTCCTGTTGCTGCCTGATCAGCTCTGATGCAGATATCAGATCGCTTGGAGCCTCCGGAAAAACGGGAAGTTCCGCTGCGTATTTTTTCTTCTGATCACCGATCTGACCAATTGTACGGCGCTGGTTATAAAGTTCTTTTTCCTTCTGGTCCAGCTCATAGAGCTTGTCCCCCACTCCGATCACCTGCAGAAGCGTATTCGCTTTTTCCTTGTTATTGCCATTCATGAATTTAGGCAGATCCAGCGCAAACTGACTGATAAATTCATTCAGCAACTGCTGTCCTGCTCGATTACCGGAAGGATCGATCACTTTAAGATCTGAATTTTTTCCTTTCCTCTCAACCACCAGCCCGTTAGAAAGCGTGATTTTTCCATATGGCGGTGTTACAGAGCCTTCCCGATGCGGTTCACTCGGCCGGTAGCGATCACCGCCAAGAATCCACATGATGGCATCCAGTACCGATGTTTTACCCTGATTATTCTTACCTCCCACGATCGTTAGCCCCGACGACGTTGGCGTGATCTGAACAGCTTTGATCCGTTTGATGTTCTCAAGTTCAAGGCTTGTGATTTTGGTTTCTATTGACATTTTTCCCTCCTGTGTTATCCTATAATTGATATTTGAGTTGTGCGTCCCTTACGCAGTAGCGTTTTACAGGGACGCTTTTCATTTCTTTACAACTGGGATCACATGCTCCTCATAATTCTTTACACCTTCAAGGGCATCAGGGCTTACTGCATATCTTCCCATTGAAGCGAGCCACTGATTTGCCTTTTCTTCACCCCAGTGCTTCACCATTGCCTGGTAATGAGTCGCCATCAGCAGTGTTATTTCTGCCGAAAGTTCTTCCAGCTCACCGAACATTGTGACCTCATGATTCTCTACCTTGATCATTTTTTCTTCACCACCTTTACGCTGCAGGCATGACACTCTGCCTTTATGATTTCTTCCCGATCAATCACCGAAGCAATCCCGCTGCAGCACGGACAAACGAACTCCTGATACTTCCAGGGAGTATCCAGCCTGTTCAGTGCTGCGGTGATCAACGCTTCCTTTCGCTCTTTTCTTGTTAATTTTTCTTCTGGCATTTCCGCCCTCCTTCCTTTAACGGTATGATAGCCGCTGCGATCACTGGCAACGCCCATTCTGACCCAACCCCGAACCCGCCACGCTGCACGTATGCAGCTACAACGACCAGGATCCCGAAGATCGCAATGATAAATACTGCTGTTTTAGGTTTCATTGTTTGAACTTCCTTTCTGAGCTGCCATACGTCTTTCGTAGGCTTCCGCTTCGGCTTTTTCTTCAACGTACTGCTGCAGCTTCGTGATCGGCACTTTCCAGTTGCATCCTACTCTGTATGCAGGGATTTCTCCCCGTTCAATCAGTGGATACACAACGTGTACTCCCGTCCGGAGCATTTCTGCTGCTTCAATAGCCGATACAACGAGCGGCTCTATAGATTTTGCTTTCATAACGACTCTCCTTTCTTATTTCTTACTTTCAAGGGTAAACGATCATCACGAGGATCATATTCTGCTAACAAATTTCCATCAAGATCCCAATATTGAGCAATCGTTCGTACTGGATCTTCTTCTGTTCCGCATCCTCGTTTGCGTTCAGCTTCAATAACTACCATTGTCCTTACCTTTAATTCTTCCATTGCCAGCTCCTATTCCTTGCAATTACTTCCAATCAGTAACCTATGATATGTTTCTTGAGCAATCACTCTTGACTTTGCAAGTATAGGCTCATACCATATTCATAAAGAAAGGAGGTATTGCAGATGGCTAAAAAATACAATCTTCTCAGCAAATCCGACATGCGACGTTTCAGCCGGGATCTGGAAAAAAGCGTTAAAAAGCAAGCATCCGATGCTATAAAAAACAGCTTGCATGAATTCACCTGCCCGAACTGTAACAGAAAATTACAAGTACATGTCGGTGCCAACACCTGTCCGTATTGCGGACAACGTATCGACTTAAAGTTTGATGCGTAGATCAATTTCTTTAGAGGCTAATTCATCCAGCAATGTCTTGGCCTCTAAAAGAACCTCTCTTAGTTTTTCAACCTTTTTGAGAACATCATCAAGTTCTGATGTATCCATTTCAATTTTCACACATTTTCTAGATTCTTCCATCCCTGTCTCCTTCCTGTCTTCGCAAAGATCGCACATTCGAACTAAATCCTGTGGATGTAGACTAATACACCTGTACTTATCGCAATGGCGACCAATGAGATCACAATGCTTGCAATCTGCATCATTTGCCTCCTCTCTGTAACCTTTTCAAAGTTGGCTCGTGTAACTTTTTAAGTTACTTTCTTTGCAAAAAAAATTTTTGCAGGGTCTTTGATATCAAGCTCATCTATCATACATTCGATTTCATCACTTCCAAAAACACCTTTGCTCATTTTTTCATAAAAAGTCTTTGGTGCAATTCCCAGCTTTTCAGCCATCTTTGCTTGCGATAAACCTTTTTCAGCGATCCTGCCCCTTAAAGCATTCACATCTATCATTGTCTCACTCCTTTCGTAACTTTTTAAGTTACTTGTATTGTATATCAGCTTTTGTAACCTGTCAAGTCATTTTTGTGTTGCATTATAACATTTTTGTGATATAATCAGGTTACTAGGAGGGAGCAAGCATGACTATAGGAGAACGAATTAAGTTACATCGAGAAAAAGCGAACCTAACACAAGATGAGCTCGCAAAGCAATTAAACACTACAAAACAAACCGTATATAAATACGAAAATAATGTTGTAACAAACATACCTTCTGATAAAATTGAAAAAATGGCCGAGTTATTTGGTGTAAATCCCGGATACCTAATGGGATGGGAAGGGGACCATTTCTCTGGTGAAAAAACAGATATGATTTTCGACAACATTTTCCCTGTTTCAATAAAGAAGTTCCCTCTTCTCGGAGAAATTGCTTGCGGCGAGCCAATTTTCGTCAATGAGGATCGCGAAAGCTACGTTTTGTCTGGGACGGATATCAATGCTGACTTTTGTCTAAAAGCAAAGGGTGACAGCATGATAGGCGCCCGAATCTTCGACGGGGATGTCGTATTTATAAAAAAAACTGAAATTGTGGACAATGGGGAAATCGCTGCAATCGTCATCGATGATGAAGTCCTGCTGAAAAGGTTCTACTATTTTCCAGATGAGAGCCTTTTGACACTGCAGTCCGAAAATCCCAAGTACCCACCTAAAAACTACACCAATGAACAGCTGAATCATATAAGAGTACTCGGGAAAGCCGTTGCATTTCAAAGTGATATTATATAGGAGATTTGGATATGGGATTTTTTATGGATCTATTCGATGTTTTGACTGGACGAAGAGCTCGAAGAAATCGCTATATGCTTATGGAATTAAATAGGCACATGGAAATTCTTAACGACTGTGCGCATTTGATGGAAAAGACTGTGAACCCTGAAGTGTTTTTCAATCACTATGATCTGTATCTCGAGAAACTAGATATTTTAGCTGAAGCTGAATCTTCTGGGGCTGTTGATGTTCAAAGCGATAGTTTTATAGCAATGCAAGAAAAGTTTTCAACAACAGCAGGTCTAATCACACCAATAACCCAGTTCATAGACAGAATGTGGTATGACACTTACACGAAAGCTCAATCCCTAAAGACAGAAAGAGGCAAGCAGAACCGCTACAAGAAATTTTTCGAAACTCTGCAGCAATATGAAGATCGAATGCCCTACCCATGCATCGAATATTACAAAGCCATATCTCCAGAGGTTACCCCTAAGAAACCGGATATAAGCCCAACCAAATACGAAAATGACGACCATTTTGATTTCAGTTCATATGATGAGTGGCTCAACGGATATTCTACACATCATAAGTCATTTGATACATGGCAAAAAGAACATTTAATAATCCCGTTGGCAAATACACCTTTAGCTCCAGCTGAAGATCTGATTCAAAATAATTTGGATGGTATAGCTTATGAGAAAGCTGACAACATTGATGAAGCTATCAAACTTTATGAATACAATGTTGCTCATCGGTTCACTGGGCAGCATCCATACAATCGACTTGCTATAATCTATCGAAAGCAAAAGAAATACGATGAAGAAATCCGAGTCTTGAAAACTGCCATTGATGTTTTTACAAATGATGTTTCTGATGAACGTCGCGATAAACTACCTATGCTTGAGAAATTTAAAGCTCGCCTTGAAAAAGCTGAGGCTTTACGGAATAAATAGCCATCCCTAACGTGTTTAATTTCAACATGTATGGGAACAGGATTCAGTTGTCAAAGTTATTTTGACAACTGCAAGCAAGAGGAATAGAAAAGCAGAACTGCATCATTTTATAGCGATGAGCTGAATCCAATACGAATCACAGGAGTCATTGTTGAAAATTCAAACACACATTAAAGGAGAAACTAATGGGAAAAGAATATAAAGATAAAATAAGCGCTGCTGGTGTTGAAATCACGGTAGTCTCAAAAGGTGGCAAGGATGATTATATTTCATTGACAGATATTGCACGCAAAAGAAACCCCGAATTTCCTGCCGACGTTATAAAGAACTGGCTTCGAAACAGGAGCACTATAGAATTCCTAGGGTTATGGGAACGAATGAATAATCCCGAGTTTAAACTAGTCGAATTCGACCAGTTTAGAATCGAGTCGGGTTCAAATGCATTTGTCCTCTCTCCTCAGAAATGGATCTCATCAACTAATGCCATTGGGATACAATCTAAGTCAGGACGGTATGGTGGGACTTTCGCACATAAAGATATTGCATTTGAATTTGCTTCGTGGATATCCCCTGAGTTTAAATTGTATATAATAAAAGACTATCAGCGATTAAAGGAAGATGAAAACGGCAAGCTTTCTCTTGACTGGAACCTACGCAGAACGTTGGCAAAGACCAATTATAAAATCCATACTGATGCAATCAAACAGCATTTGATTCCACAAAATGTTTCTCAGAAACAGAAAGGTATTACATATGCCAATGAAGCTGATGTCCTGAATGTTGCACTCTTTGGGATGACTGCCAAAGAATGGCGTGAGCAAAATCCCGATAAGGCGAAAAGGGGCAATATACGAGATGAAGCCACCTTAGAGCAACTCATAATTTTAACAAATCTGGAAAGCTATAACGCAGAACTGATCAAAGAGGGCGTTCCACAATCTGAACGGCTTGAAAAACTAAATCAATCAGCTATTACACAGGCTACATCTCTCTTGGACAATCCTTCTTTGAAAAGATTAGAAAAATCTGAGCTATTAAAATAAAACAACAAAAGCCCCACCGGAGTGAGGCTGATGTCATGGGCTTGATGATACAAGCCGAAACTCGCAATTTCATTGTATCATCACAGCCCTGAAAAATCAATATTCAGGGTATTTTTATGCCCATTTTTAAGGAGATGATACATAATGGCAACCAAGAAGAACACTGCGGTCCTCCGTGGTGACAAGGAATACAACTACTTCCGGATCACCCGAACCGTTGGTCATGAGTGGAAAGACGGCAAGAAGATCCCGATCAAGAAGCAGTTCTATGGTACCAGCAAGGGAGATGCGGAAAAACAGTTCCGTGCTTACCAGGAAGAGCAGCTGCAGAAAAAATATGAAAAGGAGCATGCTGCAGCTGAAGCCCAACGGAAGACCTTTGGAGAATATGCAGAAGAATATACCTACGAAGTCTTCATGAACAGCACTTATGCCAAAGGGACCAAGCGCCGATATGAACAAAGCTACCGGGTCCATGTGAAGGGATCCTGGATCACGTCTATACCGATCGGTGAAGTGGATGCGAAAACTCTGCAGGACTTCTATATATGGCTGCCTGTATCGAAACAAAACTTGGATTCCATAAATAAGTGGATGTCTGCATTCTATAAATGGCTTGCTCTGAATAATATTTCTGGAAATATCCTGAGTGCAGTCACCATGCCGGAGAAATATGACAACAAGAAAAAGGATGAGATCATAGTGTGGGAGCCGGACGAGATCCAAACCATTCTCACAAGCTCTGACGGTCACAGGCTGCGTTTCATGATGTTTCTGATGAATTACACCGGCCTTCGTATTTCCGAATGTCTAGGGCTTAAATACAGCGATATCAGATCTGGATTCGTGTGTGTGGATCGCCAATACTACCAGGGCGAGATCGTTCCACCAAAACATAATTCCTGCAGAAAGATCCCGGTTCACCCGGAGCTGGAAAAGGCGCTGCAGATCCATAAAGAACGATTCGAAGCTGAAGGCAGGCGTAACAAATACAAAACAGATTTTGTATTTACCAGTGATTCGGGAAAGCTCCTGGAGTATGGCAATACCCGCAGATCATTGAACAGATATTATGCCGATATCAATGTTCCACAGAAGAGCCCTCACACCTACCGGGCCACATTCTGCACCGAACTGTGCCGGGCAGGCGTGCCACTGGAAGTCGCATCTAAGCTCATGGGACACAAATCTATCGAGGTCACGGCCAAACATTACGCCCTGGTAAAGCAAGATGTACAGATTGCAGCCATAAATCGGCTTCCCGGCATAGACGTGAAATAATCGTGAAATATTGAGCCAACTTCCGCAAAACGTTGAAAATACTAGGGTCTGAACGACGCAAAGGCCGCAGGTTCGAATCCTGTCATCCCGACCAGTATCAACGATTGACCCATTGAAATTTCAACGTTTCAATGGGTTTTTTGTTGCTTGAGATTTTGCTGAATTTCATCTTATTTTGCCCTGTTTTACCTGTCTCGTTTCGGCAAAAGTTGTGAAAAAGTCGTGAAACTTTTTGGCAATATCTGTATTTAATATGACTTGGAGCATAAAAAAAGGCGGGATTTCTCCCGCCCATCGATATTATTTATTCAGATCTTCCAGATCATCGATTCGATGATTTGCCACCTTGATTCGCTCGCCTTCCAGCTTTGCCTTTTCTTCCAGTCGATACACCCGGTCAATCAGGTTATTGTGCTTATTCACCTTCTCTTCCAGTTGCCCGATCCGGTAGTTGGTCAGCCGAGCGGATGCGATCACACCGATTGCAGATCCCAGCAGGCCGCCGCCGGATGCGATCATTGCCACGATTACCTCTGTCGTCATGCCGCCCTCCTACGAAATAGGCTCTGTTAAAAATGTTGGGGTGGAGGATACTCCAAGGATTTCAGAGCCTCTTTCATTTTTTGAAA